GGGAAGACAGCGAGACCTATGCCGTCTTCATGCAGAATGACCCCAGCGAGGCCGCGATCACGACCTTCAAGCAGGAGTGGCTCGGCAACGCCTACTGGGACTGGGTGGACCGGCATCTCGTGGCGTACCGGACCGACGACGGGCTGCTGCGCCACGTCTTCACGCGCGATCTGCTCAAGACGATGATGCTGGACCCGGCCTTCACGACGCGGCCGGACAGCGACCGTTCCGCCATCGTGGTGCTCGGTACCGACGCCGAGACGGGCAAGCGGTTGGTGCTGGATGCCATCGCGCTCAAGGCGGATCAGGACACGCTCGTCGGCGAGGTGCTGGCCGTCGCACGCCGTTGGGGCATCACGACGCTGCACATCGAGATGGCGGGGCAGCAAGCCGCGCTCCACGCCTACGTGCAGGCCGCCGCGCGCGCCGTCAACCTCCCGCTCGTCGTCGAGCCCGCCAAGCCCGGGGGCCGCAACAAGGACGTGCGCATCGAGACGCTCCAGCCCTACTTCAAGTCGCGCACGCTGCTGCTGCACCGGAGCCAGCTCGACTTGCTCGAAGAGTACCGGAAATACCGTCCCGGCACCAAGTACTACCGGGATTTGCTTGACGCGCTCGCCTACGCGGTCGAGCTGGCGCCGCAGATGTCGCTGCGCGGCCACGGGCTTAGCGCCGCCGAGCGCAGCCGCCAAGGACTGGACGCCTACCGCGCGCGGCGCGCTAACCAGCGGCCCGTGCTCGCCCTGCACTAGTGCCTCGTGCTATCGTACCTAAAGGAACCTGATCGTGACTGATCGCGTCAAATGGGGTCCCAAGACGCCCGCCAACCCCCGGGGCACCCGCGCCGATTTCGTGGACTTCGCCGCCGCCGAACTCGCGCGTGCCCGCGCCGCGCGCAGCGCGCTGGAGCGCAAATGGATTACCTGGCTCAACCTCTATCGGCCGCTACACGGCGTCGGGGTCAAGTCGTTCCCCTATGAGGATGCGCCGTTGTCGCGTGATACTGAAGTCTTGACGATCTCAGGTTGGCGCCGTGTAGATGAAGTGTTCATTGGTGAGCCCATCCTAACGCGCCGCGACGATGATGGCACGATGGCGTGGGCGCCCATCGAAGCGTTGCCACAGCACTTCGCCTCGGAGTTGCTGCACTTCAAGTCGCGCTCGATGGATTTGCTGGTGACTGAGGCGCACACTATGCTGTGCGAGCGCGCCACTGTGCCCGGCAAGATCGTTCGAATGCCAGCAGCGAAGCTTTGGAATACCACTGGGTACTACCTACCGCAGCACGGCACATGGCGCGCACCGGAACCGGCGAAACTGTTTGGCCACGACGCAGGCGATGTGTGCGAGTTCGTGGGATGGTACGTCGCCGAGGGCTATATCGCAGACAGCGGCACCGTCGGCATCTGCCAGAGTAAGACGGCGAACCCTGAGCGTGTATGGCGCATTGAGCAACTGCTGACACGGCTGGGCTGGGCATTCTCGTACAACGATACGCAGTTCCTTGTGTCGCGCAGGTCCATTCCGGTAGCGTTGCATGCTGCCCTGATGGGCTCGCGACTTGCGCATCGCAAGCGTGTGCCGCCGTTCATTTTTACGCTTGGCCCCAAGCTCATTGAGCGCTTCGTCAGCGCAGCTATTGCGGGTGATGGCACCGTTACAGACACGCCAGACACGAACTTCCCCAAAGTGGAGTACTACACTACCTCGAAGCGGCTTGCCGACGAGATGCAGATGCTCGCGGTGCTGGTGGGAATGCACGCTCGGGTACGTCAGACGGCAATCGCCGGCAAGTTGGGTGGCACGATTGACGGGCGGCAGATTGTCGCTCAGCGTCCGGCATACACCGTCGTGTTCTGTGCGACGCCACGCGCGAAGTATGACCGCGCGAAATGCGAGCGCGTGCAGTACAACGACATTGCTTACTGTGTGACAGTTAGGAATCACGCCATTTACGTGCGCCGCCACGGTAAGGCCGTGTGGACGGGCAACAGCAACATCACCTTCCCGTTCGCCCAGATGTCCGTCAATCCGATCCTCGCGAACGAAATGCAGGTGCTGTTCGCGACCGACAACCTCTGGACGCTGTCGCCGCTGAACGCCCGCTGGGTCAACCACGCCAAGCCGCTCCAAGACTTCCTCGCGTTCCTCCAGCGCCACATCCTCCGCATGTGGGATGTCGTGCACCGCTCGCGCATCGAGAAGTTCAAGCTCGGTACCACGATCTTCAAGACCGCGTGGGAGTGGCGCCAGAACACCGTCACCGGCTACGACGCCCAACTCCGGCGCGAACGCCAGCTCCGCACGCTCAACCGCCCCTTCGTGGATCACGTCCGCCTTGCCGACTTCTTCGTGCCGCCCGAAGCCCTGGAGATTGATCCCGACGTGCCGGGCGGCGCCGTCTGGGTTGCGGAGCGGTTCCGCCTCGCCCCCGGCAAGTTTCGTGCGCTTGCCACTGGCCAAGAGCCCTTCCGCCCGAACTACGACGCCAAGGCCGTCGCGGATGTGCTCGCCTCGCGCGAGAGCGCGCTGACCGACGACGAGCAAGCCCGCCGCGTCCGGGACCGCATGGGCGACAGTCCGCCCGACCAGCGCGTCGCCCCTGTGGAACTCTTTGAGATGCACGCCCGCTTCGACACTACCGGCAACGGCATCGAGGACGACGTGGTCGCGACCTTCCACGAGCGTACCCACGCGCTGTGCCAAGACATGTACAATCCGTTTGCGCACGGCAAGCGCCCCTATGACGTGGAGCGGTTCCTGCGGGCCGACGGCTTCTACGGCATCGGCGTCTGCGAGCAGGCCGAGGTCTGGCAGTTCATCATCAGTGAGATGCTGAACACCAGCATTGACAAGGCGCGGCTGAGCAACGCCCCGATGCTCAAGTTCCGCGAGGGCGCCAACATCCTGCCGAACGAGCCCATCTATCCGACCAAGATGTGGCCGCTTCAGAACCCGGAAGACGACCTCGTGCCGCTGTTCCTGACGGACAATCGCGGCAACTTTGACTTCCAGCAATTGATCGGCTTCGCGCTCGACTCCGGCAACAACCACGTCGGCATCAGCGACATCCGGCGCGGCAACATCGCATCGCTGCCGTCACGCACCCCCGCGACGACCGTCCAGAGCATGCTCCAGGAGTCGAACACCCTGCTCGACCTCTCGATCAAGGACGCCCGGAAGGGCGGCCTGAGTGCCGTCGGCCTCAAGGTGCTCCAACTCCTCCAGCAGATGACGGCGCAGCCCGGCCAGAATCCGCAGGGCGATCAGTATCTGCGGCTGGCCGCCATGGTCTTGGGGCCGCAGGGTCAGTACATCGCGGAGGCGCTGTCGCTGCCCTTCGAGGACATCGCGACGGGGATCGGCGTCGAACTGACCGCCACCTCCAGCACCAACAACAAGGTGTTGGAGCAGCAGAAGCTGATGGGCGTCCTGCAACTGGCCGCCTCTATCGGCCCGCAGGTCGTCCAGTTGCTGGGCTTCGCGCAGCAACAGCCCGGCACGCCGGCCGCCGCCTCCGCTGTAGGCGCGGCCGAAGGCATCATCGAACTGTTTCGGAGGCTCCTTGAGCAACACGACATTCGCAACGTCAACGACATCCTTCCTGAAGAAGGTGTGGCGCAGCTTCTGGCAATGGCGCAAGCGGGACCCCAAGGCGGGGCGCCCGTCGGCCAAGCTGCTGGACCCGGAGGCGTCGGGCCATCGGGCCCGCCTCAAGGCGCTGGCGGCTTCTGACGGCTTCGCCGCCTACCGCGAGCTGTTGCACGAACGCTTTGTCGGGGTCGCGACCCGGCTCCTGACCGCCGACTTGACCGACGCGGAGTTGCGCGACACGCGCGCCGCCGCGCGGACTTACGTCGAGATCGCGGAGTTTCTCGACATCCTACTCACCTCCACGGAGGCCCAACTCGATGACCGCGCCCAACGCCAGCGCGCCGCCGCTGACCCCACCGACCGAAGCGGCGACGCCCGCTTCTTCGGCAACCCCCTCTTCCTCGACGGGGGCCGCTGGCGCGGCCCCGCTGCGTGACGCCGCCGGCCAGTTCGCCAGCGTCCGCGACTACCGCCTGACGGCCACCGACGCCCAGCAGATGGGTTTGCCGAGCTGGGCCGTGGGCCGGACCAGCGCCGAGGGATTCCAGCTCGCCAACCAGCTCTACCAGCAATCGCTGGCCGGGGGCGCCGGTCACGGCGCGGCGACCGCCGCCCAGCCCCAGTACAACGCCAGCGCCAGTCCCGCGCCTTACGGGGGCAGCTACGCGGCCCAGCCCACGCCGGGCGGGGGCGGGCTCCGCCCGCCCACCGACGACGAATGGGCCAGCGATCCCGGCGGTGCCCAGCGTCGCTACGACGAGTATCGCTACGCTACCCAAATCGCCCCCCAGTTTGGCGCGCTCGCCCAGCAGAACGCCGCGACCTCCCTCGAACTCGTCCGCCAGCAGGAGCGGGATGCCTTTGGCCGCTGGGAGCCCGAGATCATGATGCGGCTTCAGGGCGTGGAGCGCAGCCTCTGGACGCCCGAGAACGTGCGCACCGTCGTCGGCTTGGTCAAGGCCCAGCACCTCGACGACTTGCTTGCCGAGCGCACCGAAGCCGAAATCCAGCGCCGAATGCAGGCTGGGGCGCTGTCCCGGCCCAGCGATTCCGGGGCACCGGGGGCTGGACAATCGGCTGGCGGCACAGTAGATTTCGACATCGGGGCACTCCCGCCCCAAACGCGCGAGATGTACGAGAACATCGGCATCATCCGCAACGGCACCCTTGGTCCCTCCTTCTGGGAGTTCTGCGACAAGATGAAGTCGCCCGGCCAGACCCGCGAAACCTTCGCGGCCGAGTGGTACGCCTCCGCCAAGGGCGGCAACACGCTGGTCGCGACCCTGAAGGGCCGAGACGGCGAGGGTAACGTCCGCGCCGCCGTCGGTGATACGGGGGTGTTTGGATGAGCGCGCCCGCCAAGGCCGCCAAGGCCACCAAGCCCAGCGTCCGCATCGAAGCCCGCGAGGCCAGCATCTGGGGAGTCGTGACCGACCCGGAAGCGCTAATCGCCAACGCCCCGACCCGCGATGGCTTCTACGTACCCGGCTACAGCGACAAGCGCGCTGCCTGGGACGCCGCCAAGCTGGCGTGGGAGCGCGGCGGGCGCCACGGCCCGCCGCCCGCGCCGCTCGACTTTCGCCTCCAGTTCGTGTCGGTCGAGCGCGGTTCCGGTCAGCCCACCGGCCACAAGGTCGCTGAATTCGCCAACCAAGGCTATCGCAAACTCAAGTGGGACGAGGCCAAGTCGTTTGGCCTCGACCTCGCCAACACCCAGTGCATGACGGATGCCGAAGGCAACATCCGCAACGGCTCCCAGCTCCTGATGATCGCGGATCGCGAAACCGCCGCGCGCAACGCCGCTCGGCTCGACGCGACCGCTCAGGGCCAAGAAGCCGCCATCGCGGATCGGCTGGCGGACGCCGCCGCCGCCTACAACCGGGCGCGCGGCCATTCCGCCGATGCCGGCACCGCTTTCGGCCCCTTCACGTTGGAGCCCGACGCCAGCGACGCCTGACGCCGGACGGGGGCGCTGCGCGCCCCCAGTGCTGTACCGACTATTATAGTGCCGATTGCGTCACTA